ATACTTCTTGCCATTTTTGTTTTCCTCCTTTACTATCGTGGGTTCTTTTATATTTACATTTGAAACAACGCTATCATCAATTTTAATTCCTTCACAGGCTTCTTTACCATTTAGGATATAATTACTGCACTGCCATACAATCTTTTTACAGCTGTGTTTGCTGTTCCATGTCCTTCTTCTAAGAGTAGCTCCGCATTTGCCACAAATAAGCATTCCAGAAAGGGGATACTTGCTTTTATATTTATCTGCATCACTAAAATTACCCTTTGATTCGGCTCTCTTCTTAACTTCAATCTGAACTTGCTCCCAGTCTTCTTTTGATACAATAGGGGAGTGGTTTTCAGAAATATAATAACTATCAAGCTCCCCGGTATTTTTCTTCTTTTTCTTCGTCAAATAGCTTACTGTGAAAGTTTTCTGAAGGATAGCATCACCTTTGTATTTCTCATTTTTTAAAATATCCCTGATGCTTGAAATATTCCACCTTACACCTGTAACCGTTGGAATTTCTTCCTCATTCAGCAACTTGGCAATCCGGTGCATTCCATTGCCATTCAAATATTCAAAATAAATCCTTTTGACAATCTCAGCTTCCGCTTGATTTATAACCAAATCCCCATATTCGTCTTTGTCATAGCCTAAAAATCTTTTAGTATTAACAACAACTATGCCTTTTTTAAATTTATCCTTAACCCGCCATTTTACATTTTCACTCACATTTCTTGATTCTTCCTCTGCAAAAGAAGAGAGGACGGTAAGCATTAGCTCTCCGTCCCCCGATAGTGTATTTATATTTTCTTTTTCAAATATTATTCCGACACCTATTTCTTTTAATTCCCTTACCACTTGGAGCATTACCGCCGTATTTCTTGCAAATCTTGATATTGCCTTTGTATATATTAAATCAATCTTTCCTTCCCGACAGAGAGCGAGCATCCTTTGAAACTCCGGTCTGTTTTCAGTAGTTCCGGAAATTCCTCTATCTGCAAAAACACCCATAAATTCATATTCAGGATTAGATGATAATAAATTCTCATAGTAAGTCATTTGATTTTCCAACGACTCACCTTGTGGATCATTTTCTGTGGATACCCTGGCATAAGCACAAACTCTTTTTCTCTGTTTTTGAATACTGACCGTAGGTTGTATAATCCTTACACGCATTTCCCTTGCTCCTTTCTATCATTTCGTTAGTACCATTCATCACTCAGATAGGGGATAAAAGTCAAGATAATAGAATGTTTAAACAGCAAAAAGGGCAGCTCCCGTTTTAAGGAACCACCCTCTATGAAAATTACTGTTATTTACTATAGATTCTTACAATTTTCTTTCCATCAAAAAATGCCTGTTTGTATAGTTTTGCACGAATTACTCCTTCATCAACTGAGTGTGCAGATTCATATGTTAAAAATGCTATTTTACCTGCCTCGTCAAGCTTTGAAACAATAACCTTTTCACTCTCTCAATTCTTCTTTCAAACCAGCAATTACGACGTTATCTTTTTGACAAGTCCTCCCGCAAATATGTCGCAGCTCTTTTAATCATGATAGCCACATATTCACCGTTCACCATTTTACCTTTTACAGCATTCTGCATCCAATACTCAGGAGAATTGATTATTCCTTTCTTTTGAAGGACACTTAGTGCAAGAGATAGTTCCGGCACAACCTCTTTTATCGTGATACAAAAGTACCTTAAAACTGCATTAGCAATTGCAATTCCAATGGTTTCAATGTGACCCATTATCCAATTTGCATCCCCCGAATTATCGTGAAACGCAACTTCAACCAAAGCAGCAGGTGCATTTGTTTTCCAAAGTTCATACATAGATTTACCTTCGCCATAAAAGTTAAATCCTTGCTTGACACCTCTGTCATTTGTTGGTGTTATTGCAGATACTTCATCGTACACAAGCCTTGCAAGACGTTCACCTTCTCCACCAAATTTATGACAAAAAACTTCACACCCTCTGGACTCTCCATCGTCAGCATTAGAGTGTATCGCAAAGTGAATAACAGGGGATTTTTGGTTACTATCTTCGACAATTTTCGACAAATCCCAGTCAGGTTTGTTTCTAAACACAGTAATCCCTTGTCCTTCAAGAATTCGTTGAACAACATCAGCAATCCTATTCATTCTTGACGACTCATCACCATATTTACCAACACCAATATTCTCTTTTTGATTTGACGGACTTAAATAAATTGATTTACTCATCGCTTTTTTCCTCCTTATTTAGTTGTTCCAGTGCTTTTCTAAGCCTTTTAGGTATTGGAAGACCTATCTTACTTGTATTTTCCAAAATGCTTATGCCCTCATTGGATATGTAGAAAAAAATAACGGCGGTGCGGATTGCACTACCGTTTCGTATTAAATAAACATCTACTATATTTCCAATTCCAACTAAAGAAAAAATCATTACCTTTTTAAATATTCCTCGGAAACCAACTTCACTCGATAACTTACCTTCAAGTATTGCCACCATCAAACCCGTAATATAGTCAATTATTACGAAGCCTAACAACGCATACAGGAATCCGTCAAATCCTCCCAAAAACCATCCGATATACCCTCCAAGAGCTGAAAATAAAATTTGTACCCAGCTTATTTCACACCTCATCCCACTCATCCTCTCTTTTAATCGTTCACTTTTTAAAATTAATTTTTACTCGGCATCATTTTCTGCCTTGTCTTTTTCAAAAGCATCTGCTGGGAGAACTTTATCTGGCATTTCCAAGAGTGCCAATACTGCGTTCATATTCTTTACGCTTGCTATGCCTTTAAGATTGATTTCTCCCAATGCTGATACCAATTGAGAAATTTTTGTGCTTGAATAGACTAAATAGTTTTGATTTTGCATGACTGCTCCTCCTTAAATTTTATTGAATGCTATTTAAAGCATCCCTAAGCCTTGTAAAATGTGTTGCTGTAATTTTTGCTCCTGCCGATACGGCACTTGGACAGCAATTTCCTCCAGTAAAATAAGCGGCCATATCGTTTATTGCATTTCTTGCCTGATTATAAATGCCTGCCGATAATCCATCTCCTGAATAAACTGTTGTGAAACTATACGAGCCTAAGTTTTTATAGACTCTGAACTGATTGATTCTGGTCATGAAAGTATTCCATTCGCTTGCTGTTACAATCTTGATTTTCTTATTTGCCAAATCCATGCCATAAGTTGCAGAACCTTGTGCGATGTACGTTGCCCATGACCAATTTGAAGGTCTGCCTGATGTTGTCAAATAAATGGTAATATACTCATTGCCACTTCCATCCCATACAATGGTTCTTATATCAACGCCGTTAACAGTATAAATAACAGAAATTCTAAAATTATAACCGGTGTTTGGCTGCAAATTTACTATTGTTGTTGAAGTATTGGGATTGTATACAGACCATGAATTATTGTAGCTGTAGTCTGTCGACCATTCGATTAAAACTCTTGTCCATCCACCGGAAAACCCTGCAAAATTAAAATCAACATAGTTGCTTCCTATGTTCATTGAAGGAATGGTACACATCTTTGGAGCAGAGGTGGCTTGATTGTCACCTGACCAACTGCTGTAATAATCCCAATCATCCCAAGCATTATAGCCACTTCTCACACTTGTAAAATATGTAGTACCCCATTGGTCATCAACCCACAAATGCTGATTGCTGTTGCCGTAGAAATAACCCGATTCGGTATATGCTCCTGTTGTCTTAAATCTGCACTGATAAAATCCTGCCAAACTTATATACCCCCAGCTTAAATCAAAACCCACGTTAAGTCTGTGGTTTAACGTGGGTGCTGATGGTGTTGGCAGGGTTCCTGCCTGAAAATAATTATAAGATTGGGACCAGTACTGCGTATAGTTACCATTTATCTTTAAAGCAGTATAAACAATTACATCCACATAGGAATTTGGTGGCCAATTATTCAATGTCACGTTATTGCCATTTATCGAGTAGCTTAATCCATAGTTTGAAGCTAAATAATCCAAAGTCTGATATGCATTGGTGTATCTGTAATCGTAAATATATGTTTGTAAATAACCAACGCTAGTTGTTCTGCTGAATGTTATAGAATGTGGTCCATTTGATACAAAACTAATGGAAGCTTGAGGAATTTCAGGATAAATATTATCACTGTAAAAATCGTACCATGTTCCTCCGTATTTTGCCCATCCAACCGCAGAATAGTAGTAGAATGGTTCGTTATTTATAAACTCATGCTGAATCCAATTTTGACCATACCATTCCCCGGCGATGTAATCCTTATAAGCAATAAAATCCCAACTGCTGCCGTTCCATCTGTAAAGGTCTAAAGAAAACCCTTCATAATATTCAGCATTGTATTGCAAATTTTGAAGCTTTACATTAATATGGACACCTTCATCAGAGGTGCAGTGCCAAGTACAAACAACATCAGCCATTTATACCACCTCGTCTGTTATCCGGATTTTTAGCCTTTAGCTTTTTGGTCGGCTTCTTACTTTTATCTGGAGGTTTTTTGATTTTTCTTCCTTCAAATTCAACTTCATTTGGCAAAGCTCTAATATTGTGCTTTATTGGTTCTTCCACTGCATCACCCCCTTATCCGAAAACAGCAGTAAATCCAGTTACAGATTGAGCTGTCGAAAAATCTATGTTTCCTAAAAACTTGGTATTCTTATTTGCTTTTCCAATGTATAGGATCTCCGTTCCATATCCATGTGCCATGTAGAAATCACCCAAACCAAAAGCAATACCGTTTTTATGAACACTCATACAGAGCACCCATTCACTATCATTGTGTTCATATTTGCCCCAATCAAGTGTTGGTCTTGCAAAAAACTTAATTCCACCTCCGGCTGAACTGTCTACAGCAGTTCCATCAAACTCAAGCTTGTAACTGTCTACCCATGGAGTATATTGCTGATAATAATTATTTGTATAGTCGCTACAGAAAGCATTGTACATAATTGACAATCTTCGATAACTTGCGTAGTTTGGGTCACCTGCCGCCAATCTTTCAACTATACTTGAATAATCACCAAGCCTTATCATATTGATGTGGTTATTTGAACCCCTCTTCCAGTGTGTTTCTCCCTTTGATTCTCCAGTTCTTGAGTATCTAAACCCCTCAAGAATAGTGGCACCGGCACCGCTGTAGTAATTAGTCGAAATCAAAACACCCCACCAAGGCGGAGGAGCACCTCTTGATTGTGCAACCATAACCATTCTAGGGTCATCCTGATAAGTTAGCATTGAGAAATCGCCAAAGTAATCCCAACCTGTATTGCTATCATAAACGTGAACAGCAAGAGTTGATTCTCTTGAAGTTGAACTATTTGCAGGAGACATTATCTCGAGAATTGAGTACTCCTGAGTTGAATGTTTACTCTGAACCATTAATTTGGTATCATCTGACCAAGGTATAAACTCAGACGACACTCCAAATATGGCAGTAGTATCATTTACTGTTTGACCGCTACCATTGATATGACTCTTTACCGTTCCACCTAAGTCAATATCTCCGCCAGACCAACCTCCACCTCCTGATAACCCAATTACATTACAACTGCTAAAATCCCAAGTTCCAAGTGGATATGTCTTACCATAATAATTGTTGTATCCAAGGATATCATCGCCGTAGCCCTTTAATTTAACAACTTGTGTTACTGGATCTGCCATATATATTCGAAATGCTTCTGTGCCATTTTCATATAAAATCATATCCGCCACAGATGGAATAATAACCAATCCATGATATTCATTACCATTAAATCCAGCCAGCGAATAGTCTGGATAAGCTCCTGCCTGCTTCATTATTGTTCTATAACCTGAACCAGCAGTTTGTATCGTAAATCCTGTCAATGTTCCAACATTAATTTGGTTTGCATTAATTATTCCAGTGTATATGCCACTTCCGTCAATGTACGTAGTCCAATTTCCAAGTTCATTTTTTGTAGGTGTCCACGTGTTCGGTCTTGCTCCTACTTGGCTTGCAGTTGGCAATGACGGTAAATTAGCCCACTGTATCGTAGCATTTGCACCTAAAACAATTCCTTGTATGACATTAATTTGCTGTGCCGTCAAAGTTCCTGTATAAATACCATTACCATCAATGTAAGTGAGCCTATTAGCACCAATTGTACCAATGGTATTGTCAGCGTTTGTTGGTGGCTTTAAGCCTGTGATATCTCCATAAGCGGGTAACCAATCATAAGGTTTAGCTCCAACATCTCCTGCATTTTGCGGTATAAAAGGTTGGTCTGTAACATTGCCCCAGCTAATTGAACCATCAAGTACCAAATTCCCGTCAGCATCGGCATAAAATTTATCTGTAAAACCGCCTAACCCGTCACCTTTTTGCAATTTGAACCCATCGGCATTAAAAACGCCTCTGGATTTTCTATCGCTTCTTATTACTTCAAAGCCTGTTTCTTCGTTAATTCTGATGCCATAATAAAGTTTGTCTTTGACAAGGCTGTTTTTCACAAGCTCTGTAATATGTGCTTCAATGGTTTCAAGTGGCTGTCCAAGCTCAACCTTAGTATTTTTGGCACTTAAAATGTCTTTCTCAATTGCCATTACTTTAACTTTAATATCAATACCGAGGACAGTATGCTTTACCGTTACAATATCTCCGACTTCAACTTCCTCAAGTGCTTTGTAATTTTTATACTCTTCTGTCTGCCCAAGCTTGAGAAAATCAATCTTGTAATTGACCTCAGGTAGCGAATGTTCAGAAAGATAATTCTGCGCCTCAGTTCTAAGTTCACTTTCACTGTCGGCATCTGAAAACTCTACTATTTTCAACAAAGCAAAAGCAGGGTAGTCAGTACCCTGCCATGCCACATTTGTTAAAAATTTTTCTGGAAGAGTTATGCCGTTTGCACCAATCGGATAAATTCTTGTAACCACATTATCACAGTTTGATTTTTCATTGATGCCGATTACATTTTTACCGTACCCAATATGAACACCCTTGTCAGAACCTTTTGCAGTATTTATCCTAATTAAAAAATTATTTCTTACAAGTTCCCCCTGCCAAGCATTCACAAGAAGGAACATGGATTGAACACCGTTTTTCTTAACTACAGATTGGATGGCAAGATTAGTAATATCGCTTTCAACAGTGTAAACGCTGTTTGCTCCCATCTCTTGAATCATTATGTCCATGGCTTCTTGGCACGTCTTGTTAGCAGCAATTTTATCCTCAATCATATAGTTTGTCAGATCATAAAAAATGTGCCTTGCATATGCCGTAATGATTCCGGACTTACTATCCCTTTCGGTATTGTAAATCCTAAATAACTGCCCATCGGCTTTTATTACGTTATACTGCTGAATAAATTTTGCTTTTACTGAGTGTAGGGGATAGGAAAGAGTTAGTTCATACTCATTGTTTAATTTCTCCTTTAAAACACACCCCAAACATTCATTTAAAACTGCAAGACCATTTTTTGTGAACCCAGTTTCTTTTCTGTCATAAATGCAAATCACTACAACCACCTCCAATTAGGAGTTATTTCAAGTTTTGTAACTCCTCCCGAAAAGGTTATATTGTTGTTCCCAATATCTAAGACCGGAAAATCTCCAGAGATTGAATTATTCATATTAACAAGTGTGCCATTGTTATCATAATAGGCTTCTTCAATTTCACTATCTATAAAAAACGATGATACTGCAATATTGCTTAAAGAAACCACTCTTCCATTAATAATAAAAGTACCATTTCCGCTGCAATACACTTTAATTATTGGTTTGCTTATAACCGAACCTTCATTTACAATTGTTATTCCTCCGCCCGAGTTAATAGTTATTGAGGCACTACTTACAGCATATTTAAACGGTCGGCAATTAAACAGAACCACAAATTGAGAAGCTATTTTGTAAGCCTGCTTAAAATCTATACTATTTACCACTTGAGCCTTGAATTTTTTGTTACTTTGAAATGAAAAAACAAGGTCGCTTTCTCCTGCCGAAAACAACCATGCTTTTATCTCATCCAACTTATTTACAACACTTAAATCCTTAATTGAGCATTCCACTGCAATTGTTATGTCCTCGTAGGTTCCTTCATCAAAGCGAAGGCTTGAATCCCTTCCTGAAATATCAATGTAATTTACTCTTCTTTTTGGCGATGGGAGAGAGGGTCTTTTCGATATTAATATCCCGTAATCTTGGAAACTATCCTTTCCGGTAAAAACAAAGCTTAACATCAAATACCACCCCTTCCCATTGCAATTCTCTGTCTGTAAAACTCCAATTCATAAGCCAGACGCTCGATATCTTTTTCTGTGTTGTTAATGAAATTTTCTATATTTAAAGTTATTCCACTTCCATTACTGCCCTTTGCTTTTGATATTGCACTTGCCATTAAATCATCAAGCCTATCAATGGGAAGGACTGCTTCTGTACCAGCTTCTCCAACACCGATGATACTTGGTCTGCTAAAAATTCCTCCCGTTGCATACCAATCAACGCCTAAAGTCGGAACGCTCGGCGGCTTTAAGCTAAACTCCCCGTTGATTTTAAAATGTGGAAGTTTAATCTTCGGAAAACTTATATTCATTGAAGCAAAGAAGTTCTTTATTTTGTCTATCTGCTCTTTAACAAAGTTTGCTGCAGCATTTATGGGTGTTGTAATTGCCGATTTGATTTTATCCCATACTGAATTAGTAACGTCCAAGATGCTACTCCATACATTTGACACGGAAGTTTTAATACCTCCCACAGACCTGCCAAAGAGTCCGCTGATATTATTCCATAAAGTTGTAAAGAACCCTGATATTGAATTCCATACCGTAGATGTTGTGTTCTTTATTGCATTCCACACCGTTGAAAGTAATGATTTTATCCCATCCCAAATTGTAGTGGTTATACTTTTCACACTATTCCAGGCTTTGGTCACAATAGAAACCACAGAATTTATTATTGGTGTCAAAAAACTTAAAACACCATTCCAAACCGTATTTATGACTCCTGAAACTGCATTAAAAATTGTAGTTGTTACAGTTTGGATAGTATTCCAAGCAGTGGTTATCGAAGAAACAATGCTTTGAATAATGGGATTTAAAAAAGTCACAATTCCATTCCAAACAGAACTAATAAAACCCGATATTGCATTCCAAATCGGCTCGGTTATCACCTTCATAAGCCCCCAAGCCACACTGATTATTGAAGTTACAATATTAACGTAGGTCTGAACTATTGTAGAAATCACAGTCCAAACAGTAGTAAAGATTGCTTTTATTACCTCCCATGCAAAAGCTGTCCCTATTTTTATTCCTTCCCAAACCGAACTTATGAAACTTGCTATTCCTTGAACAATAGGGGAGAGTGCATCTTTGATGGAATTCCAAGCTAATATCGTAACTGCTTTTATTCCTTCCCAAACTACCAAGACAACACTTTTTATTACCTCAAACTGAAATTTGAATATGCTGACCAAGAGTTCCACTGCGGTACCAATAATATTTTTAATACCGTTAAAGAAATCAACGGTCAGAGACTTAATGCCGTCCCAAACTCCCTGCCAATCACCTTTTATAAGGCTTGTTACAATTTTTATAATGTTTTTTATTATATTAAGTTGAGTATTAACTATCGCAGCCACAAAATTAAAAGCCTTAAACAAAATATTTATTATATCGTCCCCATATTTGCTCCACAGTTCCCTTGCAATGGTTACGAAAGTTTGAATTATGACTTTAAGACCCTTGATTACTGAACTTATCGTTGTTTTTATCTGGCTCCAAATGGTATTGACGTTATTTCTAAACTCTTCATTATTTTTATAAAGAGCTACAAAAATGGCAATTAACCCGGCTATAGCTGCAATCGTAATTCCAACGGGTCCGGTTATAACCGCAAAAGCACTGCCCAATGCCGCCGATAATCCTCCTGCTGTGGCAATTGC